ATAGTAAATATATCATATACAGGAGAAGGTCTAGAATCTCAAAATTATAGTGCAAAAGATAATTCTTTAATTACAAATAGTTTTATCTATACTAAATTTGGAGATCCAAATGATGTCATAGAATATTTTATCTATGATACAACTGGGACTCTAATAGATAGAGTATATAATGCCAGTAACTACACAATTAGTCCTTCAGTAAACCCTGTTTCTGGTTTATATAGCTCAATAACATTAGATCCTAAAAATGATTTAGCATCTAATGGATACGATAGAGGAACACTTAATATACAATATAATTTTCTAAGAAATTTATTTAATTCTACGTACGGAAAATTTTATTGGATTAAAGAAGTTTCTATTAGTAGAACAGAATTAAAATTAGCTTCTCAAAATATAAGTAATATAGAGATATTAAATGGTTTTAATCAATATCAAGCGTACATAGCCAGTCTTAATTATTACCCAGATTTCTATTTAAATTTTGGTGATAATCAACATATTATTGCTACAAATGTTGCGTATACAGAAGATGATGAAGGCGCATATCTACTAATTAAATTATACGAACCGCTACCTAGTAATTTTGATGAAAAAGATCAACTTTGGCTTGTAGAAAAAATAGCAGAGTCTGCAAACTATAATGTTGATATTCAAATCGAATCAGTAGTTGCAACTCAAGAATTTGCTCTTAGAGGTCCAAATTACAATGTAAAACGTAATGAAAAAGTAGGAGAGACTACTCCATATTATTCATATTCAAGTCTTATATCTACTCCTATATCTAGTTCATTCCAGAAAATGATGAGCTATTATCAAGATAGAGCAGTAGCAATTAATGTAGACTATTCAGATTTTAGTAACTTTATTCACTTTTCTAGTGCAACATCTAGAATAAATAACTTTGTAAGTAAACTAAGTGATATTGAAAGATATAATTCTCAGATATCTCAACAATTATCATTGGCTGGTAGTTCAACTAGTACTGCTATTTCATCTACAATAGTCAATTTAAAGAAATCTATAGAGAGTATTACAACTAATTTTGATAATTACGAATACTATTTATATTATAGTTCTGGTTCTACTACGTGGCCAAAATCTAATTCTACACAACCATATTCTTTATATTCTGTAACATCATCACAAGCTATAAATTGGCTTGGATCTGAAGATACTTTACCGACTTCTACTAAATTATCAATTCTTTATTCTGCTTCATTCTATGATGCTACAAATAAAGATTTGTTGACAAATATAGTACCTCAGTTTATTTCTGATGATACAAATAATGAGCCCTATATTACGTTTGTAAACATGATTGGGCAGCATTTTGATAATATTTGGATATATTATAAAGATGTAACAAATAGATTTGATGCAACTAATAATCCTGCAACTGGTATATCTCCGGATATAGTCGCAGACGCTTTAATCAACTTAGGTACAACACTATACACCAATACAAACTTATCAAATAATCTATACTATAGTCTATTTGGTATTAATGAAGATGGAAGTCTACTACCGCCAACTGGATCTGAGAAAATTTCAACATACGTTACTTCTAGTCTAACAACGTTACCAGAAGCCAATATAAAAAAGGAAATTTATAAAAGAATTTATCATAATATACCATATCTTTATAAAACAAAAGGTACTCGTGCAAGCATAGAGGCCATTGTTAATATTTTCGGTATACCAAAATCAATTCTTTCTATTAGTGAATTTGGTGGATATGATAGATATACAAAAGACGGTATTGATGAAATATTTAATACTAAAGTAACAGGATCTACATTTGTACCAGAGATTAGTGCATCAGTACTAAATCCATATACTACTTTACAATACTATAATGATGATACTAGACTTAATTCAAAGAATTTAGAGTTTGGATTTTCGCCTTCTGATGCATTAAATTCTACAATTACATCATCACTTGGATATTTTAGTATTGATCAACTTATAGGAAATCCTAATGATCAATATGATAATACATATCCTGCTCTAGATCAAACTAGAAATAACTTTTTTAATAATTATAACTTCTATCATAACATTTATGAGTACGTTAGACTATTAAAATACTATGATAATTCCATATTTAAAATGGTGCAGGATTATGTTCCAGCACGTTCTAATTTATCTACTGGTTTTATTGTAAAATCTCATATTTTAGAAAGAAATAAGTATGAAAGATATGAACCAGAAGTAGAAATAACTAATAACTACTCTGAATCTATAGATTTAATTACTATTTCTGGAACAGATCCTGATGAAATTCCATGGTCAACTGCAAATACTACGTTCTCTCAGTTTATTGATCAACCTTTAACTAATAATACGGGTTCAGACGTTAATTATATTCCAGTTGAAATAAATAATAATTACTCTTGGGAAAAATATACAGGTGAATTTGGAGGCAGTACTTTAGATGTTGTTACTGGTGATTTTAGTCAAATAGAAGCTTCTTCAATGACTAATCCAGGCCCATTTTTTATATCAAATTGTAATAGATATTCTTTTATACTATCAGGCAGTTTTGCTGGCAATTCATATAGTGGTTCATATACGGACTGTTCTGGAATTATTCAACAAATTTCATTTAGTACAGTTGTAGATACTCAAATGAATTTTTGTAGTTTTAATACTGAAGTATCTATTATTAAAACTCCCGCAGTTGGATTTCCGTCTCTTACTGAATATTATCCAATAGGACCATGTACTAGTAGTTATGAAATACCAACTGTATTTTACAATGAAGGCGCTACTTATAATAATATAACTAATGCTGTAACATCTACTAGATTTATAGACGCAGAGTATAGTTATGGTATTGACATACCAGTCAACATGTCAAGCATAGTATCTGAATCTTCATGTCAAAATTGTAATAGACTTAATTGTTACAATTTAAATATTATTAATCCAGATACACAAATACATACTTTTACATATCAAGATTGCAATAGTAATACATATCTTGTTTCTTTAAGTGGTTCTGAAGCTACATCACTCTGTGCAAAATCTAACACTTTAAATTTTTTATATGCAGCTTCTGCTTCTTTAGAAATTGTACAAGGCGATATATGCGGTGCTACATTTTCAAATTATCCATATATTGGAAATTGTAAATACATATCTGTTGGTAATAACATTGGACCATTAACATCATCTTTTGATATATCATATATAGATTGTACTGGTATAAGTAGAACCGTAACAGTTCCAAATGGTTCAGTTACATCTCCAGTTTGTCTAGACCCGGATACTTTACGCATAGGAAGTATTTTCCTACCCCCAGTTCCTCCATCAGATTATACAATAGAAGATCAAGGATTTTGTAATTATCCATTTCCATATACTTTAAGTACTGAATTTACTAAATACTGTGATTTTTTAGGCGCATATGATTTATTTTCAACTGGATCAGGCATGCCATATTCAATTGAATATCAAAAATGTGGAGATGGTTCAGCAGTAAGCGCGTCTGGATTTACTCTTGGGGGAAGTATAGGTCAAAAAATAATAACAAATCAATGTATAAGAAGCGGATCGTTAATAACATCTGGAGATGTATTTCCTGAAATAGTAACTGGATCTTTATCTTACTGTGGATTTTATGAAGATCCTACACCATATACTGGAAGTAGGACTCCTGTAGAAATCCAAGAATATAACTATAATAGAACAAGCGCTTTACGTTCAAAATATGAAGGCGCTAAAAGTATAAGCGCAAAATATAACGTATATACAAAAGGAGATAATTCATATCCTGGATATGCTGCAGCTGATAATTATGTTAGCTATACTGGTCTATTGACAAATGTAGAATCTAGTTCATATTTCCCAGACCAAATGGTTGTTAAACTGGCTTATTTTTCAGATACTTCAGGAGGTTTAAATGATTTAAATTTGCAAAATAACAACTGGGTTTATATGCAAAACATCTATAAACCAGACAGTATAGCCACTATTAAACAATTTAATGCAACAGAGTTTAGTAATCAATACTATTTAGATAAACAATTTAAAGTAGTAGAAAGCGGATACTCTTATCAACCGTATTGGTATAGATCTAATGCCGATACGCAAGAGTGTTATAGATCTGATTTTGGATCTAGTGGATCAAACTATCTTGCTTCTGTATTATGGGCATATGAAACTGGACCAACATATTTTATAAATCTTACATATCCTCCAACAGCTTCAGCAACAAATCACTATTCTGATTTTCCATTTATTCCAACGGGTTCTTCAGAATCAGATGCTAGTGGATCTGCTAATGATTATCAATTAAGTTTATTTAATAAACAGCAAACTGTAAAAGGGTCTAATTTAATACCGTATTATCACGAAGTGCCAGGATCAAGCCCAGGTAATAAATACATTACAGGATCATATTATAATATATCCGAAGACGGAGTGTATGATATGAATTCAAGATTTTTTAGTTATATTCAAATATTAAGTGCTTCTTATGGACCTGGAGGACCAGGAACAAGGCCGAGACTTACTGAGATTGATATAAGTAATATACCTGGTTTTGATATTAATATATACTTAATTAAAAACCCAGCAACTGCTTCTGGTTATATAGATGGTGGTACTATAATAGCATCAGGATCTATTTTATCAGCGTCACCACTAAGTGTACCTAGTAGAGGCTTATTATATGATGCTTTAGCAATTAGAGAAGGGGTATATTTACAAAAAAATGATAGAATTTTTACAAAAGTAGTAATATCAAACTGGAAGAGGGAATATACATATACTACTAGTTATACTACCCCTATTACAGTAGCAATATATCCAGAAATATATGCTAGTAAATTTGAATTAATATCATCTCGAAATAGCTATTGTATACCTATTAACGGTAGCGAGCATTTATTATTTAGCTCGAGTTATGTTGCTAATAGCGATGTACTACCTTTAACTAAAGAAATGAATATATATTTTGATATATCTGGATCTTCTACATTTTTACCAGAAGTAACTTCTTCACTATATCCTCTATTAGGAGATGTTAATTATACTACAGAAATTGAACCAGGAGATTTTATAATATTTTATTACAATGGATCAGATGTTGGTATACCTAGTAATGGTGAATTATATCCAATTTCTAGAAGAATTATTGATGTAGTATATGATGGTATTAATGTAAAATCAATACAAATTTATCCTAATATGCCAACATTTATTACAGGGGCAAATATTAATAATTATAAAAAAATAACATTTGTAAAAAAACAACCTGATGAATCTATAGTAATATTACAAGGTAAAAAGCGGTCTGGTAAAACATCATATGGATTTTTAGTACCACAAGATATTGATCCATATATTTTAAATAATATTAATACGCTACAAGCATCAATACAATCACAGATTCTTAATTTTTAATAATCCAATATTCAGATATTTATAAACATAAACGAAATAGTAAAAAATGGCCTATTTAAATAATACATCGGTGGTGATCGACGCCATCCTTACAAAAAAAGGAAGAGAACTTCTTGCAAGAAATGATGGATCTTTTCAAATAACTCAATTTAGTCTAGCTGATGATGAAATTGATTACAGTCTTTATAATCCTACGCATCCATCTGGTTCAGCTTTTTACGGTGAAGCAATACAAGCTATGCCAATAATTCAAGCATACCCAGAAGATCAAGAGATTATGAAGTATAAACTTTTAACTCTTCCAAGAGGTACTGGTGCTATTCCTGTTATTAGTTCTATACCAACAAATGTTAGAATTGTAATTGGACAACCATTAAGTATTACTCCATCTACAGCAAATTACAATGGATCTAGTACATTCTTTGAAACATCCGGATATCAATTTACTATCGGCGATGTTAGAACAATGTCAACCTTTACTGGTATAGGTATTAATACACCTGCTGCAGCTGCTTTAAATTCAACTGTAACTATTGGAACTAACCAATCTAAAACAGTAATTGGAACTACTTTAAATCTAACAGCTACTACAATTAAATCACTATTTGGTACTAGCACAAGTTCAACTCTTTCTACAACTATTACTGTTGTTGGTAGAGATTCAGGCGCAAGAGTAACAATTCCAGTAACAGTAACACAAAGCTAATTTAAAAACTTAATATAACGTATGTCTTTTACAACACTTGCCGCGACTGATTTTGTAATCAGTTCAGATTCAGTAGTAGCACCAGCCTGGTCTACAGGGCTTCCTACTTTAACCGGTCTTAATATGTTTACCTCGTCAATTGCTGCATCTCCTTCTCCACAGTTTTACTTAGATGTATATGATACCGCATTGACAGGATCATCAGCTCAAGTACAATTCTCTATTGCATATGGTAATGAACTAGGTTCAGGATCTCAATTATATAATAATTTAGTTGCAGGAAAAAGTCCTTCTAGAACTACCTATGGCCAATATAGAAATCTTGTTTATGCAGATGAAACTATGCTATTCAATTTTGGTGCTGGAAATACAGCTGCTAGAGAAATGATTGCTATAAATATAGATAGAAATAGATATAAAGAAAGCCTATTTCCTGGTACTCTTAAACTAGTTTTAACATCTGGTAGTACTACAGTTAATCTTACTGATGATAGTGTTTATACGACAAATAACAATCTAACTATTACATATAGTGATGCTGGCCGTGTATTTAATCTTATTTCAGGATCTTATGGTGAACCAACAAGTGCAACTGTAGGAACTGCTGCAAAAGGATATACGCCATCTGGATCTTATGGATTCTTCTTACCAGATATTGGAACTATTATCTTAAATCCAAGAGCATTGGGATTACCCGCTGCTTCAGGAGGAATAAATCTTTTTTATGATACAACTAGCTATAATTTTGGAGCATTACCATCTTCTTCATTAACTAATAATGCAGTATTTAATGCATTAAAAGCCGGTAACTGTTTTCAATTAAATTCACAAGAGACAATATCTGCTAACTATGTCTTTGTTCGTATAGGTAACCAAGACTACAATTATAGCAATAACCCATCATTTTTATCAGGTTCTAGTGGCCAGTTAATCTACCCAACATTAATTAATAGTCCACAAACATTCCCAACTACAGTTGGTCTTTATAATAACAACGGAGATCTATTGGCTGTAGCTAAAATGAGTAAGCCTTTATTGAAAGATTTCACACACGAGGCTTTAATACGTGTTAAGTTAGATTGGTAAAAATTAAATAGGTTATAAAATTAAAATTATTAAATGGGTCGAGCTTCGAATACATTAAAAGGATCTGATGTGACTACTACGCCTATTAGGCTAAAGTATTCGCAATCATATTCTTCTAATACAATGGATAATTATGGAATATCTGTGTATCACGGTACTAATATGCCAGTAGATGCAGATGGTAATTTTACTCAGGAATTTCTTAATTATGCTTCTGCAAGACAACTATATTATAAGAGCTATATAACTGGCTCTATATTAAATAGCGGAAGTGGATATAATGATAATCTTCAATCTACTGCAGCGAGCGGTACTTTTGATAATGATTTTAGAGTATTTCCAACAACAGTTAGTTCTACTATAGCTACATTATCTATTCCAATGTCTGCTTTTGGAGAAAGAATTGGTAGAAGAAGCTTTGATATTACTTTTAGTAACTATGGATATCATTTAGTGGATGACGGTAATGGAAATATTATAGATCTTGATAATTCTAATGTCCATGTTGGTAATATACTCTATGCTCAAGGCATGGTAGTAATCACAAATGCAACATATGTTCCAGTTTTTACTCCTATCTATAATGATTTTAATTTTTACATTAATAACACAATAAATATTAGTGGAAGTGTAAGTGCGAGTATTAGATTAGCTGAATATGGTAGATTTAAAACAGCTGGAATTCCTGGTCCTACTGATTATAGTATTGTATCTGGATTTAATGCGTATGATCTTAATTACGCATCTGGCACATTTCCTATTTTTGCAACTTTTGATAATTTACAAAATTCAAATACATCTGGTTTTGGCGCACCAGCTGCAGCTGCTATAATATTTGATAATGTTTATCCTATTGGTTCAGGACCAGATCCAATCAGAGAAAGTAGAAATTATGCATGGAATACAGCCACTGATACTAGTGATTTTGAAACTGAAGCAATATTCTTACCTACAAATACGGGGTCTATACCAACATTAGAAATAGCATTAGTGCCCATAGTAAGACAGTGCGTATCAGTGGTATTTAATCATTTTGATACAACTTTAAATCCGGGTGCAAGAGTAGTAGTATATGATCAGGCAAATCCAAGTAGTATTTTTTTCGATAAAACAATAGCAAATATAGTTTCTGATGATACTTATGCATATCTTATACAAACACCTGTTTATGCAGGACAATCTTTAGTAGTTGATATAGCTGATGTAACTAGAACAGACGGATCATCTTCACCAATAAGAGTTTTTTCTAGAGTTGGTAATACTGGTGGACCTGGAGATGTTAGATATAGATTTGGTTTAAGAAATATATCTTATGCTTTTAGTTACCCAATAAATTATGCAAGCGTTAATATACAATTAGAATATGCCAGTTAATAATGTTAATGCATTTACAATGTCTTTTCAGGCAGAATCTACTATCTACCAAAGAGAGATAAGATGTCATGTTAATGAAAATGATTTTAATT